CATAACTTCCCAAACTTCCTAAAGAACCTTGACTTCCACCTGTACTCTGAGTTTAACATTGAGAAGCTCAAGGACTCGAAGTCACCTGAGCAGGTAGAGCTCGAGCAGTTTGTAAGCAAGATGAAGGCCCCGGTGTTCATGAAGTCCGGACCGCTGAAGGGCCTGAAGAAGGTCAGCCAGCTGAGTGCCGACCATCCCTGCAAGGCGTTCGTCGCCAACCGCAGGATCCCTAATCCCTTTCATGCGAAGATGTTCTACGTACCCAAGTTCTTCTCTTGGTCCAACGAGGTCATCCCAGGTAAGTTCGCCGACGACGCGCTGAGGTACGACGAGCCTAGGCTGCTGATCCCGTTCTTCAACAGGGAGAAGGAGATGCACGCGTTCCAGGGTAGGGCGCTGGACAGCAAGAGTCGTACTCGGTACATCACGATCGTCAACAACGAGACGGTTCCTAAGATCTATGGGCTCGACGAGGTAGACTTCAACAAGAAGTTCTACGTGTTCGAGGGCCCGATCGACTCCATGTTCGTACCCAACAGCATCGCGACCGCCGGCGGCGACCTAGTTGCCACGGTCAAGGACCTACCAAAGAAGAACATGGTGGTGGTATACGACAACGAGCCCAGGTCACCCGAGACGAAGAAGAAGCTCGACAAGGCCATCATCAACGGCTACAGCGTATGCGTATGGCCCAGCAACCTTGTGCACAAGGACGTGAACGACATGATCTTAGGTGGACTCAGCGCCGACTTCGTGCGGTACATCATCGACACCAACACCCACAGCGACCTCAGGGCAAAGCTCGCCCTGAATACTTGGAGTAAGCTGTAATGAAGCCAGTGCGTAGGCGTGTTATGACGCCATTACTCTTGCAGTATGAAAATCAATTTATCATTAATGACGAACAAGCTGACGAACAAGCGCATGAGTTGAGGGATCAAGTAGAGCGCTTGGTCTGGTTTCAAGCCAAGTTGCCCGTGTGGAATGAAATGGTGAGGAAGTATGAATGAAGCCAGTTGATCATAAGCTAAAAGATAGGAATAAAGACGCGTCAGTTTACTACATCGAAACTCACGTAAGTTCCGTTTCTATTGACAGAGTAGTAAAACGACACGTATCTAGAGAAGTAAGTGACTTTTCTTTCTGGGGCCTTGGTATTATTCAATATAGACAACTCTTGAGAAAGCTAAAATGAAGCCACTTAGACATATTATCTACAAAGAAATAAATGAACAAGCATACGAGGACTGCGTTCCGAAGATATCATCCATCCTTCATCGCAGGGTCTACGACAGATGTACTCAGGTCCGCGATCACGTAGCGTGGGTAAGGACGGGTAGATACGTATACTACAAGATGTATGACGAGTATAATCGAACCTAAATATCCAGTTGACTTTTTCCACCGTTAAGGTATAATATGATCCTATGACAGGAGTTACATGATGAATACAGCAAAGATCGTTGCGATAACTAATCCTACAATCAATCAATCACATCCATTTGAATCACCGATGAACGCAGATCAGTTCATCGCGTACGCGGCTCGAGTCTCTAACCCGTCTAACCAGATGAACACAGAGACCTCTGAGAAGTTGCTTAAATACTGCATCCGTAATAGCCATTGGTCAGTCTTCGAGATGGTCAATGTGGTAATGGAGATAGAGACAACCCGTGACATTGCTCGACAGATACTACGTCATCGCAGCTTTTCATTTCAAGAATTTTCACAGCGCTATGCTGACCCTACAAAGGATCTTGGCTTTGTAACGCGAGACGCTCGTCTGCAGGACAACAAGAACCGTCAGAACAGCATCGACGTAGACGACATGAACCTTCAGAATGATTGGTATCGCGCTCAGAAGCGAGTGCTGTTCGCAGTCGAGCGTGAGTACAAGTGGGCCATCGAGAACGGTATCGCCAAGGAGCAGGCACGAGCAGTACTGCCTGAGGGTCTGACTGTCTCTAGGATGTACATGAATGGTACCCTTAGATCATGGATTCACTACTGCGAGCTGCGCATGACTCTCGGTACTCAGAAGGAGCACCGCATCGTAGCCGAGTCGGCATGGAACCAGTTGGTAGAGTACTTTAAGTTTTTAACAAGAGAATAAAGAGGTAGAGATGATTAGAGTTCAAAAGAGGGATGGACGTTTAGAGCCATTAGATCTAAACAAGTTCCACAAGTAATAAGTTTTATAAAGTAGTAAGTATTATAAATATCTTTGAAGCTATCATAATAAGGCTAATAGGAGATATTGTAATGCGTTCTAGTGTATATAGAAAAATATGGGAAGAAAATTATGGAAAAATACCATTAGATGAAAATGGAAGAACATATGAAATACACCATATTGACGGTAATAGAAACAACAATAGTATCGATAACTTAAAATGTGTAAGTATAACCGAGCATTACAATATACATTTTAAACAAGGAGACTATCAAGCTTGCTTAAGAATGTCAGAGCGAATGAAACTTACAGCAAAGCAAAAAAGTGAATTGGCTAGTAAAGCTAATAAAGGTAAAATAACCATTACTAATGGTGTAGATGATAGAAAAATTGATGCCGACTTTCCTATCCCTGAAGGATGGAGAAGAGGAAGAACAAAAGGCAAACGTTTTGGACCCAGAACAGAAGAGTTTCGAAAAAAGATGAGTGAATTGAAAAAAGGAAAGCCTCTTACTGATAAACATAAACAAAGTCTTAAAGGTTTAGTGAGAGGTATGTCTGGAAAAAAACATACTGAACAAACTAAATCTAAGATGTCCGCCGCTTCAAGGGGAGTTCCAAAATCTGAAGAACATAAAAGAGCATTATCTTTTGCAAAGAGGAATAAAAAATGATGTCAAATACAATACGTGTAACAAAGAGAAGTGGTCTTTTACAAGATTTAGATTTAAATCGCTTTCATAAGGTTGTTCGTTGGGCTTGCGATGGACTGAGCAACGTATCTGAGAGTGAGATCGAGTTGAAGTCTCAGGTCCAGTTCTACGATAAGATCAAGTCGACTGACATCCACGAGACTCTGATCAAAGCTGCAGCCGAGTTGATCTCGGAGGACAACCCAAACTACCAGTTCGTGGCCTCTCGTCTGATCAACTACAACCTGAGGAAGGAAGTGTATGGTCAACCTGAGCCTATCTCTCTATATGAACACTACGAGCGCGTTGCTCTCGAAGGGTACTACGACCGCGAGCTCATGTTCGACTACGACATCTCAGAATTCGACTGGCTCAACAAGCAGATCGACCATGATCGAGACTTTCAGATCGTATATGCGGGGATGGAACAGTACCGCGGAAAGTACCTCATCAAGAACCGAGTGACTAACAAGTACTATGAGACGCCGCAGATGGCGTACATGCTCATCGCTATGACGCTGTTTAGAAAGTATGATAAGAACACACGTCTGAAATGGGTAAAGGACTTCTATGACTCAACATCAACGTTCGAGATCTCCCTCCCCACGCCGATCATGGCTGGGCTTAGGTCGCCGCAGAAGCAGTTTAGTTCCTGCGTCCTCATCGAGACCGGAGACTCACTCGACTCAATCAACGCAACGACGAGCTCAATCGTCAAGTACGTGTCCCAGAAAGCAGGTATTGGGATTGGTGCTGGTCGCATTCGTGCTATCGGCTCTGCTATTCGGAATGGAGATGCTAGCCATACTGGCGTTATACCATTTTACAAGCTCTTCCAGTCTGCTGTTAAGTCTTGTTCTCAAGGAGGTGTTCGTGGCGGTGCTGCTACCCTGTATTATCCTATATGGCATCTGGAAGTCGAAGACCTACTAGTACTCAAGAACAACAAAGGTACTGAGGAAAACCGCATCCGCCATCTCGACTACGGCGTCCAGTTCAATAAGGTGATGTATGAGCGACTTCTCTCTGGTGGAAACATTACTCTATTCAGCCCTGGCGACGTGCCTGATCTATATGACGCATTCTTTGTGGACAACGATCGCTTTCGTGATCTCTATGAAGCGGCTGAGAATAACCCTGACATCAGAAAGAAGACAGTCGCAGCCATCGACCTGTTCTCAGCCTTCGTACAGGAGAGGAAGGACACTGGACGTATCTATCTGATGAACGTCGACCACGCCAACGACCACGGCTCGTTCGACAAGGAAGTGGCACCAATCAAGCAGTCCAACCTCTGCTGTGAGATCGACCTTCCCACCAAGCCTCTAAATAGTTTTACAGACGAAAGCGGGGAGATCTCTCTATGTACATTGGCTGCAATCAACTGGGGCAAGATTCGTGATCCTAGCGACTTTGAGCGTCCTTGCACTCTTATCGTCCGCGCTCTGGATGAGCTACTCGATTATCAGGATTATCCGGTCGCGGCGGCTAGAAGATCAACTATGTCAAGAAGACCGCTTGGCGTTGGTATTATCAATCTCGCTTACTGGCTTGCTCGCAACGATATTTCTTACCAACATATTGACTCTGTAGGTCTCGCCAAACTTCATGAGTATGCAGAGGCTTGGTCATACTACCTGATCAAGGCGTCGGCAGACCTAGCGAGTGAGAAGGGTCACTGCCCGTTCTCTGACCAGACTAAGTACCATACCGCTGCACTTCCGATCGATACGTATAAAAGAGAAGTTGACGAATTGGTAGATCCGGTATATAATATGGACTGGCACGGCCTTCGTCTGCAGCTTGGTCAGTACGGCATCCGCAACTCTACGCTGATGGCCCTGATGCCAGCTGAGACGTCTGCTCAGATCAGCAACTCTACCAACGGCATCGAGCCGCCTCGCTCGCTTGTCTCGATCAAGCAGTCCAAGGACGGCGTGCTGAAGCAGGTGGTCCCTGAGGTCCGCAAGCTGAAGAACAAGTATGATCTGCTGTGGGATCAGAAGTCACCTGAAGGTTACTTGAAGATCTGCGCCGTGCTTCAGAAGTTCATCGACCAAGGTATCTCAGTCAATACTAGCTACAATCCAAAGTTCTACGACGATGAGCAGATTCCGATGTCAGAGCTTATCAAGCACATCGTCATGTTCTACCGCTTCGGCGGTAAGCAGCTGTACTATCTAAATACGGCCGACGGCGCAGGTGAAATGGTGGAAGCACCGAAGCCGGTATCTGCGGTGGTAGATGAAGAGGATTGCGACAGCTGTAAGATATGATCACACAGCTTAATCCTCCTATACCCGTCGACACACCATATGGGCACGCCATCGCTCATATGGTGATCGACTATGGGATAGAGCACGACCTATACTGGGTATGTTTCCAAGACAAGACGGGTGAATGTTGGACTTGGTCTAACAGAGACATTCGCGCACAGAAGAACACAACGATCGGAAGAAAAGATAATGACTTACAGCGTATTTGATTCTAGCAACAAGCAAGATCATCTGAAGGTCAGAGCATTCTTTGACAACGCTCCGACCATTGCTAGGTTTGATAAGCAGAAGTATCCGTTCCTCGAGAAGTTGACCCGTCAGCAGATGGGATTCTTCTGGGTCCCGGAAGAGGTCGACCTGACTCGGGATACCAAAGACTTCCGTGACCTATCTAAGCACGAGCAACACATCTTTACCAGCAACCTAAAGCGTCAGATCCTGCTTGACTCCGTACAGGGTCGTGCACCGACTGCAGCCTTTAGTCCCATCGCCTCTCTACCTGAGCTCGAGAACTGGATTGTTGCTTGGACGTTCAGCGAGTCAGTTCACTCTCGCTCGTATACTCACATCATCCGCAACGTGTACAGCGATCCGTCCAAGGTACTCGATGAGATCCTTGACATGGAAGAGATCGTCGATTGCGCCAAGGACATATCAAAGAACTATGATGAGTTGATTGAAAGGAATAACGAAAGAGCGGTTCATCCTGATTGGGATTCAGATTGGGATTACGATCATAAAAAGGCATTATGGCTTGCTCTTATGTCTGTCAACATCCTTGAAGGCATCCGCTTCTACGTCAGCTTCGCCTGCTCCTGGGCGTTCGCTGAGCTGAAGAAGATGGAAGGCAATGCTAAGATCATCAAGCTGATCGCTCGTGATGAGAACCTACACCTTGCCGGCACTCAGCAGCTGCTGAAGGTTCTTCCTAATGATGATCCTGACTTTGCGAAGATCCGTGAAGAGACCAAGGAAGAATGTGTGCAGATGTTCAAGTCTGCTGCCGAGCAGGAGATCGCTTGGGCTGAGTACCTATTCAAGGACGGATCTATGATCGGTCTCAATAAAGAACTCCTGTCTGAATACGTCCAGTGGATCACCAACCGCCGCATGCAGGCCGTCGGTCTACCTCTCATATATAAGACCGGATCTAATCCTCTGCCGTGGACCCAGAAGTGGATCAGCGGCGGTGAGGTTCAGGTCGCACCACAGGAGACGCAGATTACGTCTTATATCGTCGGTGGTGTAAAGAAGGACGTATCAACAGAAACTTTTAAAGGGATGTCACTATGAGTTGGAGTTCCGGTTCTAAGTTATTTTCAAATCTAGCAGAGATCATCGCTGATACAGTTCGCGATGAAGACGATCGAGTAATCATCTACAAGGCGATGATAGCAGAGTTCGAGGCCTTCGACTGTGATACTCTGATGGAGTGCAGGGACATCGACTCAGTCCTAGATGAGGTACTAGATGAGTTATACGACTACGACGAGCTCGAAGAGGAAGACGAAGAAGATGAGTGGCCAGACGGAGGCCGCGAACACTTCTAGTATAAGTAGAGGGGAAAGGAATCCCCTCTATGACATTATGGACTTACAACTCTCAGCCAATTGACGAGACGATCCTAGACTCCTACGTCGGCTTCGTGTACTGCATAACCAATCTCGTCGATAACAAGAAGTACATCGGCAAGAAGCTCTTTAAATTCAAGAAGACCAAGATGGTCAAGGGTAAGAAGAAGAGACTTCTCGTCGAGAGCGATTGGAAGAAGTACTGGGGTTCTAATAAGAACTTAATAATCGACGTAGAAGAGCTAGGCGAGGATAAGTTTACCCGTGAGATCCTTAGGCTCTGCAAGAGCAAAGGGGAATGCAACTACTTCGAGGCAAAGTATCAATTCGAATCTTCTGCCTTAGAATCAGAATCATTCTACAATGATCATATAATGGTTAGAGTACACCGGTCTCACATAAAAAAGGTTGACTTTTCCGAGAAAGTTGGTATAATGAGGCTATTAGGATAGGAGAATCGCTATGCCCCACCCATCAAAGAATCGTCCTCGAAAGGGACGCCGAAAGGTCGGTTCAAGGAAGCGTAAGGCTAGGTCACTAAGAAAGAAGTAATGTGTTATGGATATGAATATCGACGAAGTAGTTACATACATCAAGTCTAGCTCACCAACATCGAAGATCTACATCGGATCCGACTCCGAGAGATTTAAACTGAAGGGCAAGTGGTACGCCGATTATGCAACCGTAGTCGTTATTCATATCGATGGCAAGCACGGCTGCAAGATCTTTGGTAAGATCACCAGGGAACTTGACTTCGACCGCAAGGTCGGAAGGCCGGCACTTAGACTAATGAACGAGGCATACAAGGTTCAGGAGATGTACTCCCAGTTGCAGGAAGCGATTGGCGACAGGTTCTGTGAGCTTCACCTCGACATCAACCCAGACGAGCGCTATGGCTCTTCATGCGTAGTCACTCAGGCTATTGGGTATATAATAGGTACCTGTAACATTGAGCCGAAGGTAAAGCCCTTCGCCTTTGCTGCCAGCATAGCGGCGGATCGTTACAGTAACTTCGCAGCTGCATAAATAGCAGATGAAACTGCGACCGCATACTGCGGAAATGGGTCACTTACCCATTAACCAAATTAGGAGATCAAACGTTGCAAAAGCGCACGATATTCGCGCTTTTGAGTTTGAGCGTTTTACTATTTTGTGTTTTCGACACAGCAGAAAGTAACATTAACACACGTGAACATATCTCATCGGAGGATCGTGTAGTCAGCCCACAAGCTGACATAACTGAAGCAGTGCCAACAACGGTCGCTGCAATTGATACTAACGCTCAGACTCAAGAGGTAAGCGATAACAACGCTGCCGTCCAGATGCCTACCACGATACGTAGATATAATGCAAGGGCATCATGGTATAGACATGGTAAGGTTACTGCAAACGGCGAGAGGTATGACCCACTGGGTCTAACTGTAGCCCACAAAACCTTACCGTTTGGCACAATTGTGAGATTCACTAACCCCGACAATGGGCAAAGTGTTACAGCTAGAGTGAATGATAGAGGACCATATATAAGAGGTAGAGAGTTTGATCTCTCCCTCGGTTCTGCTCGAGTCCTAGGAATTGAGCAGAGAGGTGTTATGGATCTACAAGTTGAGATACTACGAACTAGATCGTAATCGTGGATTAACAGATGAAGTTCTTGAATTATATAAAGGAGAAGATTATGCCAAGACCTAAGGGTGCAAAGAATAAGGCTACGCTGGAACGTGAAGCAGCAAAAGAGTTTGACTATGAACGCGACGATGCGATGTTTGACAACTCGTATCAGACGGTACCTCGGGAGCCAGCTGCAGCTCCTGCATGGACTCTAGAAGCCAATCAATCAGTACCAGTTACCAGCCCACCTGTAATGCCTGCGATGATCAATACGCCGGTCGCAGGACTCTCATATCCAACTACACTTTACTTGGTAGAGGGCGAAGTACAGATGACCCCTCGTGAGATGGGTCGCGGCTCGGTAGTCGCTAAGCAGTTTAGATTGGTCAGCGCTATGACTGAAGAGCAGGCAGTACACAAGTTCTCTTCCTACTTCACAGGTCTCAGCGACTCAGACGCCAGCTACACCGTCATGCGGGCAGCAGCTATGGAAACTATCAACTAATGCTAGTTGAGATATACACGAAGGAAGACTGTCCTTATTGTCAGATGGCTAAGACTACACTGGCCAGCAAGAGCGTTCAGTTTACAGAACAGACTCTATATAAGGACTTCACTCGAGAACATATCCTCGAAAAGTTTCCATCTGCTAAGTCTTTTCCGATAATAGTAGTTGACGGATTCTACATCGGGGGTTATAATCAACTCAAGGAATACCTTGAAGAGCAGACTAATTCCTCAAAGAAACTGTTGAACGAATAGGAGCTACATTATGAGTGAGATATATAAGCGTGATACCTTATTGAAGGATCTACGCAACAGCGTCGTCGAAGTACACTTCGTTAAGAACAACGGTGACCAGCGCATAATGCGATGCACCCTTCAGAAGCATATGCTACCAGAGAGCTATCAGCGCAGTCTGGAAGAGCAGAAGGAAGAGCGCACGTTCCACCAGGAAAATCCAGACATTATCGCAGTCTGGGATCTCGAAGCGGGCGCATGGCGTTCATTCCGAATCGATTCGGTATTCTATTGCGAAGTTAAGAGCTCTTATTAAAGGAAAAAAGATATGGACGAACGTTACTGGGGCTACCATGCCATCATGGATGCCGCTGGATGTGATCACGACTCGATCACTAGCTATGATAATGTCTACAACTTTGCCAAGCAATTGGTGAAGGACATCGACATGGTTGCCTATGGTGAACCACAGATCGTCAACTTCGGCAGCGGGGATAAGGCTGGCTTTACCCTCGTTCAGCTGATCGAGACGTCTAACATCTGCGCTCACTTCGTTAATGAAAACGATACTATGTATCTCGACGTCTTCAGCTGCAAGCCGTTCGACGAGCGCGTAGTCGAAGATCTGGTGGTCAAGTACTTCGGTGCCAAGACCATCCGACGCGCGTTCATCAAGCGTCAGGCTACACTCGAAGTCGAGCCTAATGCAGCCAACGGTTAGACCAACCTGCGGCTTTACATGCGGTGCATTTGACCTACTACACCCAGGTCATATGCACCTCTTGACCAAGGCCAAAGAAGAGTGCGACTACCTATTCGTCGGACTTCATACTGATCCGACCATCGATCGTCCAGAGAAGAACAAGCCTCTACAGACTTCATTTGAACGATATATGCAGCTTCAACAACTTAGATCAGTAGATCACATCATCCCATATGATACAGAAATCGATCTATTCAATCTACTAGCTACATTAGATATCCAAAAGAGATTCATAGGTTCTGACTACATGTACAAGTCTTTCACTGGTAAGGCCCTATGTGAAGACCGTAACATTGAAATCATCTACGTCCCTAGAATACATATGTGGAGTTCGACTGAACTCAGAGAGAGGATAAAAGAGCAAAATGGTTAAGATTATCACCGAATTCCCAATCGCATATGAGAGTCATGATCACATTGAGCCAAAGGGAACTATGCAGGACAACACCAAGAACGGAGCATACGTTCGTGAGTTGATCCGTCGCTTTGGACTTGACATGCGATACATGGATCTCGGCTGCGCAGGTGGTGGGTTCGTATCCCAGTTCATCTACAACAACGTCTTCGCCATCGGCGTCGAGGGTAGTGACTACAGCTTAAAGAACCAGACCGGTGAGTGGGGTAAGATCCCAAACAACCTATTCACAGCTGACATCACCAAGCCGTTCAAGGTAGTCGACGACGAGGATAACCAGATCCAGTTCGACGTCATCTCAGCGTTCGACGTGCTTGAGCACATCCATGAGGCTGACCTACACCAGCTGCTCACCAACGTCAGCGACCACCTAAAGCAGGGTGGCATCTTTACTGCAGGCATCGCTACCTTCCCAGATGAAGGGTATCACGTCACGCTCAAGGAAGAACCTTGGTGGGATAACCTGCACTCTCAGTATGGATTAATGCGTATCGATCCACTTGAGAACTTTGGTCGCTCAACGTCCATCAACGCGGTGTACTTAAAGCGATGATGCCTGTAGCTATTGTAACTGGGTCATATGGTTACATCGGCTCAGTACTTACTAAACTACTCAGAGAATCAAAGTACTACGTAATCGGCATCGACTATAGCCAAGATGCCCAGTTTTGTTGGGACGATAACGACACCAGGACTAGATACTGCGATGAGTTTCTTTGTGATGACTTCGCCTCGTCAAAGGCAATCCACATCTTAAAAGAACATCCCAACGCTACTATATTTCACCTGGCTGCAGATAGTCTTCTTGGTCCAAGTGCCTATCTGCCATTGACTTATTATGAAAACAATACCGCGAAGACACTTAGGCTGATTCAAAACCTTAAGCCTACTCATAAGTTTATCTTCGCGAGCACTGCAGCCGTTTATGCTGAAACACACAAGGTAGTCTCCGAGGGCAGTAAGATCGACCCACCTAACAACTACGGCCGCTCAAAGCTCTGGTGTGAGCAGATCATCGACTCATGCTACGAGCTGCGTAACATGCGAGTAGCGTCGTTCAGGTTCTTTAACGTCATCGGTGCGTACGGCGACGTCGGTCAACTTCCAAACACACCACACATTGTAAACAAACTATGTGACAAAGCACTCAACGGCGACGGGCCGTTCGTGATCGCTGGTGACGACTACGATACTAGAGACGGTACCTGCGTCAGGGACTACCTACACGTCGTAGACGTATGCAGGGCACTTATACACGCGGATAAATACTTGGACGGCGAGACGGCATGCTCTCATAAGTTCAACCTCGGTACAGAGACAGGTACTTCAGTACAGGAAATCGTTGATATATTCAACAGAGTCTGCACCAAGGTCGAGAGCCGCGTCGGAGTAAGACGCAAGGGAGATCCACCATTCCTCGTCGCCAATCCTCAAAAGTTTATGACTCAGACTGGATTTCAGTACCAGTATAAAAACACTGATCTCGATATCATGATTAGATCTGCATGGGAGTACCGCAATGCCGGGATTCGAAGAAAATGAAATCTCTGCCAAGTCCGTTGGTGGAACTGAGATGGTCAAGCGGGCGATAGCAGCCCGAATGCCGGAAGGACTGGTGGATGACTTTCAGATCATCTGCTCACGAGTCCGAAATATCGAGGAAGACAAGATCAGGGTCTACTGGCTACATGATCTTCCCGAGGATCCGGAGACCAACCACCTAAAGGATGCAGCCAGCAGAGATCGCTTTCAAAAACTAGTATTCTGTGGTAACTGGCAATACAATCGTTATATTAATCTCTTGGGTATTCCCCAGAATGATAAGTGCGCTGTGATTGAAACCCCTATCGAACCAATCGAATATAAGGAAAAATCACGTGAAGAAATCAGACTCATCTACACCTCAACGCCTCAACGAGGGCTCGCGCTCCTCGTCCCGGTCTTCGAGGAGCTGTGCAAGAAGCATTCGAATATCTATCTCGATGTCTTCTCGAGCTTTGCGATCTATGGTTGGCAAGATGCTGACAAACAGTTTGAGCAGCTATTCGAGAGATGCAAGAATCACCCGAATATAGTATACCACGGCTTCGCACCTAACGAGAAGGTAAGGGAAGCCCAGCAGAAGGCACACATCTTTGCCTACCCATCTATCTGGCATGAGTGCAACAGTCGTGCGTTGATCGAGGCTATGAGCGCTGGTGCCCTCTGCGTCCATCCTAACCTCGCTGGTCTAGCTGACACGAGTGGTAACCTTACAGCGATGTATCAGTACAATGAAGACCACAATGCTCATGCCAATAAGTTCTACCATCTCCTTGACCACGCCATCAGCGTAGTGAATGACGACAATACTCAGAACTATTTAAAGTATGTAAAGAACTATGCAGACAGCCGGTTCAACATCGGTAAGATCGCCGGCCAGTGGGAAGACATGTTGACTGCTCTTAAGAATGAATATCCCACCACTGAGTCTCGTGGTACACCAAAGAAGATGTTTAGGTACAAGGTATGATAGTGACATCGACACCCCTCCGGATCTCGTTCTTCGGAGGGGGATCCGACATCCCTCAGTACTACAATGAGAAGCCTGGGATGGTCATCTCGACTTCAATCGACAAGAAGATCCAGATAGCATTAAACCGCTGTCAGACCGAGCACATCAGAGCTGTGTACTCTGAGATGGAAGTCGTTGACAACGTGAACAAGATCAAGCACGACCGTATCAGAGAGGCGCTGAAGTTCTTTGGCATCAACAACAACGTTGAGATCTGCAGCTTCTCTGATGTACCCACGAAGGGTACGGGCCTCGGTTCATCCTCTACGTTTACCGTAGGTCTGTTGAATGCCCTATATAGATACAAGGTACAGCTGCACAACAAGCGGGACCTAGCTGAGACCGCATGCGACATCGAGATCAACAAGTGCGGTGATCCGATCGGTAAGCAGGACCAGTATGCTGCTGCATATGGTGGGTTCAACGTCATTCGCTTCGACTCTACCGGAGTAGAGGTAACCCCCATCAACATCGGTGCGTATGCATTGAGGACGTTGAACGACAACCTGATGTGCTATTCTACAGGTATAAGTAGAAGTACGTCAGACATCCTGTCAGATCAGGTCAAGAACATCCTCAGCGACGACAAGGCATTCGACAGCACGAGTA